AAACAACTATCTCCACCTGCTCCTGGGGGTGGTGGCAATGGAGACCGGGAACACCCTTGCCGATGTCAAGGAATACTACTTCAAGGAGATCTGCAACTCCGATCTCTTCCATCGGCAACACTTTGACAAGCTGGGGAACTGCATCGATTCGGTCAGATCGTCCGCTGACCTCACCAAGGAGGAGATGTCCATGGCCATTGACAGGTTCAAGCGGTGGGGGGCGGAAAATGGAATATACATGCCCAATCCGGGTGACGAGTCCCTCCTCCGGGAGATCGCCATTGAGATGGGCAGGAACAAAGCATATTTGGGAGGATAACTATGGCAAGGGGAAACAAGAATCCACAGCTCCACCTGGAGAACCTCAAGCCCTGCAAGCCGGGGGAGACGCACAACCCGAATGGGAGACCCAAGAAGTTGGTGACCGCCATCAAGGGACTCCCCAAGGACATGCGGGAACAGGTCTATGGTGTCCTGGCGTTCGCTCTCACCCTACCGGATGAGGCGGCGGCAAAGGAATATCTCCAACAAAAAGGGGGAGAGTTGGGCAAATACGGATTTGTCCTGCAGATCGCCATCAAGCAACTCTGCAAGGAGGGATGGGGATTCAGCGCGATGATGGACATCATGGACAGGCTCTACGGCAAGCCGAGGATCTCCGCCGAGGTGCAGCACTCCGGCGGCATCACCCTGAACATCACCACCGACCAGGAGACGAAGGAACTCATAGAGGGGGGACTCGGATGATGGCGAAGGACAGGGATGAGGATCAGGGGGAGAGATACCTGGACGAGGAGATCCGCTCGCTCATGGAGGACTACACCGAGGAGGACAGGGCATTCCTGGACGAACTCTGGGAAATGACGGAGGAGTTCATCTGATGAGACTGACGAGGGTAGGACGGAAGACCATCGCCGCATGGAAACGCCATTGGAGGTACATCTCCTCCTGTGGCGGGACACGCTCGTCGAAGACCTTCTCAATCCTGCAGACCTTCATCCTCGCCATCGTGGAGGAGGTCAACCTCGGCAAGCCCGCCACCGTCAACTCGGTGGTGTCGGAGTCCATGCCCCACCTGCAGAGGGGAGCGATCCGTGACTTCAAGACCATCATGGAGAAGGAGGGGCTGTGGGAGGAGTCCAGGTGGAACGAGACGCAACACACCTACACCTGGCAGAACGGCTCCATCCTGGAGTTTTTCTCAGTGGACAACGCCGGGAAGGTTCACGGGTCAGCCCGTGACCGCCTGTTCATCAACGAGTGCCAGAACATCCCGTATGAGATCGCCAGGCAGCTCTTTGTCCGTACCAGGGGACAGATCGTCCTGGACTACAACCCGACGCACTCCTTCTGGGTCAACGAGATCATCGAGGCTCGCCAGAACTGCGTCACCATCCATTCCACCTACCTGGACAATGAATTCCTCACTCCGGAGCAGAAGGCGGAGATCGAGGACAACAAGTCCGACGCTAATTGGTGGAAGGTTTACGGGGATGGCAAGGTGGGAACCCTGGACGGCCTGATCTATGACTTCACCTTGTGCGACTCCCTCCCGGAGAAGACCGAGATGGATCACCTTGTGGAGATCCAGGGTCTTGACTTCGGATTCACGAACGACCCCACGGCGAGGGTGCAGGTGGTGGCAGATCCCAGGAAGAAGATCGCCTGGGTGAGGGAGCGGTGCTACAGGACGCACATGCGGAACATCCACATCATCGAGGATCTCCGGGAGGACGGTGTGTCCCGGAACACGGAGATCTATGCCGACTGCGCGGAGCCGAAATCCATCGCTGACATCAAGGAGGCGGGATTCAAGGTGATCCCCTGCGACAAGGAGGCTCCGGTCAAGTCAGACAAGCTCAAGTTCCAGCTCCAATGGATGCGGGGATGGACACTCAACGTGACCAAGGACTCCATCGACCTTATCAAGGAACTCCGCAACTATGTCTGGGACAAGGACAGGGACGGCAACACCCTGAACCAGCCGATCGACAAGTGGAATCATTGTCTCGACGCGCTACGCTACAGTCTCTGGACTCGGTTCGGGAAAAACGCCGGATATGGACAATATTCAATCTCATTCTCAAAATCACGATATGGACATAATTGACACTTACGACAAATTGCCCCTGGGGAAATACATGGAGATCCAGGAGGTCTCCAGGAACGAGTCCCTGGAGGACATCGACAAGCAGGTGCAGATCCTCTCCATCCTCACCGGGATGGCGGAGAATGACATCCTGCACCTGCCCATCGACGAGTACAAGGAACTTGTGGTCAAGTCCGGGTTCCTGAATCCGGAGAACATCCACTATCACCCGGTGGCGAAAAAGTACGTCCTGGGAAAGTTCGAGCTTATTCCCTGCAGGGACTTCCGGAAGATCGAGACATGCCAATACATCGACTTCCAGACCTACGCTCCGGATCTTGACAAATACCTGGTGGAGTTCCTGTCGGTGATCCTCGTCCCCAAGGGTCACCGCTACAACGAGGGATATGACATCCTCGATGTGCAGAGGGTCATCCGGGAGGAGATGTCGGTCTCCGACGGGGTGTCCGTGGCTGGTTTTTTTTTGACCTGGTGCAGGAAATCAATCAAGGATTCGCTGAACTTCTCCAGGAGGGAGGCGATGGGGATCAAGGACAAGACGAGGAGGGAGGCGATCCTGGCGAGGATAGCGGAGCAGGAGAGACTTTTGGAGACAAGTGGGGATGGATCGCCAATATAGACGCGGCCTCGGAGACCTGCCGCTGCTCATGGGATGAGGTGATGAGATGGACAGCGATCGAGTTTCTAAACATCCTCTCCTATCGCAAGGACAAGATCGCCAAGGAAAAGGAGGACATCGAGAAATGGAAAAGGACACATTGACACAACTCTCATACAATGAACTGATGGAATTGTATAAAGCCATCCGGGAGGAGATTGTCCGGAGGGACAATTACATTGCAAAAGCCATAAAGGAAAAGCCATATGGAACTGATTGATCTCACCGAGCTGCAGAAAGTCCTGCAGGATCTCGCCAATGACATCCGGGACAACTACAAGGAACACCTGCAGTATAATGACAGGTACACCGAGAGAGGAGTCCCCTCCGGCTATTCGAAGCGGCTCATTGACTCGGTCACGACGCAGGTGGTCGTGGGTGACAACGCCTACGAGGTCACCATGACCCTCAATGACTATTGGAAGTATGTGGAGGATGACACCCGGCCACATTTCCCTCCGGTCAGCAAGATCCTGGAATGGGTGAACATCAAGCCCGTCATCCCTCGACCGGACGCGAACGGGAGAATCCCGTCACCGAAGTCCCTGGCCTTCCTCATCGGGCGGGCGATCTCCGAGCGGGGAACCAAGGGGAGCCATGACCTTGAGAAGGTCAAGGACGGGGTCATCCCCATGTACCGGGAGCGCATCGCCGCGGCCCTGGGGCGTGACATGGAGAACTACATCCGGAAGATCGTGGTGGAGAAATAGTATTGCTGCAGGAGTGAAAATCTTCAGTCTTGTAGATGCCTGGCGAGGCTATAGACCTATGCGGAATGCAATACTATAAAGGGAGGTCATTTCTGACCTCTCTTTTTCGTGATGTCACGAAAATGATGTCTCATTTACGGAATCCGGGCGCAATGATATTTCATTGAAAAAATCTATGGCTGCGGTTCCGATTTGGAAAGACCAATTTGTCCTCCTGGGTACAGGCTCCTCAATCCTCTACAGGATCACCCTCTCCGACACCGGGGAGGTGATCTATTCCGGCAAGGCGTACAAGCGACCCGGAGAGACCTACATCACCGTCAGGGTCAACGACATCTGCGCTGACTACCTGGTGAATGTCCTGCCTTACCTCTCCCAGGCGGAGTTCACAAGGATAACACTCCCGGTGACCTTCCTTGTGCAGTCATCCTCGGACGGATCGACCTGGACAACCGGAGCGACAATCCAATTCCTCAATGACTGGTCGTATGACTACACCTACAACGCCGCCACCATGGGGATGTCGTTCCCCATCAACGGCAGGATCGACAAGAGGATGCCTATTGTCTGGACAGGGCTGAACGTGTCCCAGGTCACCGTGACCGTCCACATGAAGGACGGGACAACCTCCACGGTCATCATCCCGGTGGAGATCTCCGCGGATTTTAACAACGATTTCAACAACGATTTCGCCATCTCCTCAAGACCACCCGGGAGCGGGACTGCGGTCTTTTATCCCACAGCATGGGACGATGTGGACAGGATTGTCATCGGCAGTTCAACATTCAAGGTGGTGACAAATTGCGCCAGATACGCTCTCT